TCACATTGCTTACGTAAGAATTTCAAACAGTGGAAAACTATACATCAACGGGACTCAAGTTAACACAACCTATACCGACAATAATAATTATGTAGTAGGTACTACTAATAGACCTATTATTGGCATTAACGCATACGACAATTCAACCAACCCAATGTTTGGGTACATAAGCAATTTGCGAGTAGTTAAGGGAAGTGGGGTATACACAGGTGCGTTTACTCCGGCAGCTAGCCCGCTAACTGCAATATCGGGCACTAGTCTGTTAACATGTCAGTCTAATAGATTTATTGACAATTCAACAAATAACTTTGCTATTGCAAAAACTGGAGACACCGCAGTCCAAGCGTTTAGTCCATTCTCACCTAGTGCAGCGTACACACCTAGCTTACATGGTGGTAGTACATACATGTCTAATGCTACTGCAAACTACTTAACAGTTACTGACTCTAATATTTGGAATACTGGACCTACTACTCCTGCATTTACAGTTGAAGCATGGATATATCCAATTGGCATTACCGGTGGGTGTGTTGTATCTGGTATGTATGCTAACAGTAAAGTTCCGTTTGTAATTGGAATCGGAAACGCAGTTGGCGTAACAGCAACTAACAACCAAATTTGGTTTGGATACTATTCAGGCGGTTGGACGGGGGTAATATCAACCGCTCAGTTAACAATGAATGCATGGACACACGTCGCGGGTGTATACACTGGTACAGATAGATATCTGTATGTTAACGGAGTAAAAGTTGCGACAGCTACAGCTACATGGCCTGCATTTAGTGGAACAACAACCGCCGGGTATATTGGTAAACGCTGGGACGGCAGTGGCAGTGGAGCCGACGGATTTAACGGGTACATCTCGGATGTACGAATCACTAAAGGTACTGCACTTTATACCGCAGCTACTATTACACCCCCATCTGCCCCACTAACAGCATCATCAAGTACTTCGTTGTTGCTAAACATGACTAGTAATGGCATTGTTGATGCACATAGCAGTACCAATATTGACACAGTTGGTAACGCACAAGTAAGCACCGCAGTTAAGAAGTACGGTAATTCTAGTATGTATTTTGGTGGAAGCCAAGCTCTATTATTCCCGGGGTCTAGTATCCCAGGCGGTACCGGCACAGCATTCACAGTTGAATTTTGGATAAACGCCCCGGCAGTGAACTCATTGACAATTATGAGAGCGAACGGCAATGCTTCAAGTCTCTGTTTAAGTACCAGTGCATCGGGTCAATTAGTAGTCTCTAACGTTTTTGCCGCAGACTTTTATACATCTACAAGTACACTTTCTCCTAACGTTTGGACTCACGTTGCAATAGTTAGAAATAGTTCTAATTTGTACACCGTATACTTTAACGGGGTTTCTGCCGGAACAGCAGTCACCTATGCTACTTCAATTGGCACAGCAACACAAATGTATATGGCGTACAACACGTACACTACAGGTTATTCTACATTTTATTTAGATGACTTCAGAGTAACAAACGGATTTGCACGATATACTGCAAACTTTACAGCTCCTACCAGTGGGCATCTGGGACAATAAATATGTTATTAGGATTAAATTAAATGTCATTTCCAGCAAGCCCTAGTAACGGACAAATAGCAACAGTAAACAACATTACGTATGTTTACAATTCATCGGTTAATAGCTGGACAAGATCAACGGCTAGTAATGTCACAGTTGGCGGCTTTTTGGCAGCTTCGTCAGTTAAATCAGACAATTACCAATACGCAAACGGTAATCCGTTTGTGTCAACTACAATTGGTAATACCACAGATATTACTGCAAATACCCCAAGCGGTAACAACGTTGGATTAAGTTTAAGCTCTACTGGGGTAACTGCTGGTAACTATGGGTCAGCAACATCAATACCGACGATTGTAGTTGACAGCAAAGGCCGCATTAGCAGTATCACAACTAATGCAGCTAGTTCGACAATTACATTGGCTGGTACAAGCGGAAGTGGCTCTGTAAGTGGCGGCGGAACGTTAACATTTGCAAGCACAAATGGTGTAACAATTTCAGTTGGTAGTTCGTTTGCTAACGTTAGTACACCACAAGATATTCAAACATCGGCTAGCCCAACATTTGCAGGCGGGTCGTTTACTGGTAACGTATCTCGCAATACAAAGCCACTGATTACAAACTACACAGGTAACGTAGCACCAAGTTCGCCAATACAGGGCGACGAGTGGTTCCGTGGTAACACTGGTACGTTATACAAGTATTTGTATGATAACGTTTCTAGCACATACAACTGGGTTAACTATAGCTCGGCATTGTTTAATGCAAACACAGGTGCAGTGGCAAGTACACTAGCATTGCGCGACACGGGCGGTAACTTAACAGCAACAAACTTCTTGGGTGTTGCATCGAGTGCAAAGTACGCTGACTTGGCAGAAATTTATACAGCAGATAAAAATTATGAGCCAGGTACAGTAGTTGTATTTGGCGGAACAGAAGAAATTACAGCTACAAAAATCACACATGACACACGAGTTGCTGGCGTAATTTCTACAAACCCTGCTTACCTAATGAATAGCGAAGCAACTGGTTTGCCGGTTGCGTTCACAGGGCGTGTGCCTTGTAAAGTACGTGGGCCAGTTACTAAAGGTGATGTGTTAGTAACAAGCGCATACCCAGAGTACGCAGAAAAAATGACAAACACATTATATCGTCCGGGTTGCATACTTGGTAAGTCGTTAAGTGATGTTGCAGAAAATGTATTTGCCACTGTTGAAGTGGTAGTAGGGAGATTTTAATGGCTTTTCCATCAAGTCCAACAAACGGCCAAACATACACAACAAATGGTACAACCTATGTGTATGACTCTGGGATGGGTGTTTGGGACGTTCAAGGGGCAACAACAAACATAAGTGGTGTAACTAGTGTTGCTGGTCGCACAGGGGTAGTGACACTAACAGCAAGTGATGTTAGTTTAGCAAACGTAACTAACGAATCTAAAGCGACGATGTTTGCTAACCCAACGTTTACAGGAACTACTACGTTAGCAACAGTTAGCGCAGGCGCAACCTCTGCAACATCGTTAAGTGTAAGCGGTACAGCAACAATTGGTACGCTAAGTGTGTCGGCAATTAACAACATACCAATTGGTAACAGTACTGCCAACTCGGGCGCATTTACTACATTGGCTGCTAGCGGCGCAGTATCACTAGCATCTACAGCTAGCATTACTGGTCGTATTACAAAAAGTGTTGCTGGTGGTTTAAGTACGGGCGGATCTGGTAGATTCTCTATTGGTAAATCAAGTCAGCTGGATATGCACGTTAGTTCTAGTGTTGGTGGATCAAATGCATCAACTTGCCAACAATATGGCATGACATTTACACAAGGTAATAGCACAGATACACAAGCTGCAATTGTTTGTGCCGAGAATGGCAGTGATGGAACAGCATTAGGATTTTACTGTACTGATAGCTATGCGTCTGGCCCACAACTACGTATGTACATTTTGCCAGCCGGACATGCATACCACAGTGGTGGTATGGGATTAGGGACTTCCCCGCCAAGCACAAATGGTCAGCTACTTGCTACTAACTCTATTACAGCATTTTATTCCGACGGACGTTTAAAAACAAAGGTTGGTAAAATCGAAAACGCTTTGGACAAGATTGATGAATTGTCTGCGTTTTTGTATAAGCATAACGACATTGCACGAAGCCATGGTTACACAGATGATTTAGTGTACGTGGGTTTAGATGCTAATGTTGTAAAACGTATTCAACCCGAAGCAACTGCGTTAGCACCATTTGACCGTGATGAAAATGGGCTAAGTAAAAGTGGAGAAGATTACTTAACGGTGCAATACGAAAAACTAGTACCACTTCTTGTTGAAGGTATTAAAGAATTGCGTAAAGAGATCAATCAACTAAAGGGCAAGTGATATGGCAGTAACACTTGGTGCAGACGGACTAACATATAGTGACGGTTCAACACAAATCAGAACAGCCACATCAGATACTACTGATCGTGGTCGCTTAATCTCAATAACTACATTTACTAGCAACGGAACTTATACTGCGCCTACATATTGTACTAAGGTACTAGTTAAAGTGCAGGCCGGTGGCGGCGGCTCAGCTGGTTATCTGGAGTCGGGTGGTGCCGGAGCATACGCCGAAAAATTAATACAACCGTTTACCGCAGGGTCAACTGCCGCAGTTACAGTAGGTGGCGGGGGTGGCGGTGTTGGTTATTATGCAGCAGCAGGGGACGGGGGCAGTAGCAGTTTCGGATCCTATGTTTCTGCTTCGGGAGGCTACGGCGCAAACAGGAACTATAGCCACACAGGTGGACACGGCGGCTTTGCAAACAACGGTGACTTTAATGTTAACGGAGGCGGCGGCACGGGCCACGGAAATAGTCATGGTTACGGCGGTGTTGGTCGTGGCGGAAGTAGCTTTTTTGGTGGCCCCCACGGAGTCAGACATAGCGGTGGTGAACAAATTGGACCTGGGGCACCAGGTGCAGGAGCATCGGGCGGAATTACAAACACTGGTACTCCTGGTAGAACAGGTGCATCGGGGATAGTCATTGTATATGCGTACACATAAGGATTAATATGGCAGTAACTTTAACATCAACTGGCGTACAATTCGGGCCAAGCGGAACAACAATGACCACAACAGCCCCGGTTGACCGAGGCGGCCCGATTAGTGTAACCTCGTACACATCAAATGGAACCTACACTGTTCCTGCTAACTGTAAAACTATTCTAGTTCAATTGCAAGGTGGCGGCGGCGGGTCAGCTGGATATTGCGAAGCGGGCGGTGCAGGTGGATATGCTGAAGGAGTGTTTAGTGTTACCCCTGGCACTCAGTACGCAGTAACCATTGGCGGTGGCGGGGGTGGTGTTGGTTATTATGCAGCAGCAGGTAATGGTGGAACTACAAGTTTTGGTGCCTTGCTGTCCGGTAGTGGTGGTTACGGGGCAAACAGAAATTATAGTCACGGTGGTGGGCATGGCGGGTCTAGTTCAGGTGGCCAAGTTAACACACACGGCGGGTCAGGCACAGGCCATGCAAATAGCGGAAGTCATAGTCAGACAGGCGATGGCGGCGCTGGATATTTTGGCGGTCCCGGTGGCCAATATAGATCTGGCACACCAAGTAATTTTGGTCCTGCGCCGGGATCTGGCGCAACTGGCGGCATCGGCGAGATTGGCGGATCTGGCACCGGTGCCCCTGGCGGTATTTGTATTGTTTATGCGTTTTATTAAGGATCAGTAATGGCAGTAACTTTAAATTCAACTGGTGTTACTTTTAGCGACGGCACTACTCAAGCAACAAAAGCAGCTGGCGACGGTTTTGCAAATGCTGGGGATACCGGCGAACTGATTAAAATTGACACTTTTAACAGCAGTGGAACATGGTCAAATCCAGGAGCATCAAGGGTACACGTTAGACTTGTTGGTGGCGGCGGCGGCGCCTCCGGGTATTGCGAGTCTGGTGGTGCTGGAGCATTTGCGGAAGGCTTTTATACAGTATCCGGCGTTAGCACAGTTGCCGTTACTGTAGGTGGTGGTGGCGGTGGTGTTGGATATTATGCAGCAGCAGGAAACGGCGGCACTAGTAGTTTTGGCGGATATCTAAGTGCTAGTGGAGGATATGGAGCTAACCAGAACTATAGTCACAGTGGCGGGCATGGCGGGAACAGTCCGAGTGGTCATCAAGCATGGGCACAAGGCGGCTCTGGGTCTGGGCACACTAATAGCGTAGGCCATTGGAGTGGTGGCAAAGGCGGTCGTAGTTACTTTGGCGGTGCCCAATCCGCAATTAGGAATCACACAAACTTGCCTCAAGATCAATGGGGTAGCATGCCGGGTGGTGCTCCTGGATCCGGGGCACCAGGACAAACAACAGACGGTGGCTGGCCAGCAAACTCTAGTAACGCTGGTATGCCCGGATGCGTAGTAATTTATTCATATAAGTAAGGAAATCAACATGGCGTTAAAAGGATTGTTAAATGCAAATGAACCGGGTCGTATTTGCGACATTGTAGAAGCCGGCAGCGAATTTGAAGTACACCCCGATTTTAGTTGGGTAGATGTACCTGATGGCACAACTACGTCTGACACATACAACAGTGATGGGACTATTACCAAATTTGACATCACTGCATTGCCTGGATTTGCAGAACATGGTTACAAAGTGGCACGACAAATTGCTTATTCAGGCATTGGTGAACAACTAGACATGATTTTTAAAGAAGTCCAAGCCACAGGGACGATAAGTAATACTGGGGCCTGGGCAACACATATTGCAACTGTTAAGGCAGAGATTCCAAAAGACGATCCAGCAGCAGTTCATGCCTGGAATCAAGCATACTGGCAATCTATTTCAGGCAACATCTAATAACCTAAGGGGTTTTATGCTTTTCGATAACCGTTTCTCGGTTGCTCATTATGATCGTTTTCACAGTGAGCACGCCGCAACCTATTATACCTTATTAAAAAATGCTAGCCCGAGCTACATTAAGAATTTACACGACATTTATTTCGGGAAATACTTTTATTACGAATACAACGGGCAGCAAAAGCGTTGTGGAAACCCAATGGGTGTTGAAGCAAGTGACGAGCAAGTGGATTACTTGTTTAGGCTGCAAGAGGAAACAGGCGTTGAAATTAGTTTAACGTTTAACACTGTAGAAGTTCCGCACGAAGTTGTGTTTGACAAAAATATTACTGAACAATTCGTTGAGTGGATTGGCAGTTATTACGATCGCGGTCTACGTAGTTGCACTATGAGCAGCGAACACATTTTGCGACTAGGGTGGTTACAGCAACGATGCCCTGACATGCGATGGAAAAGTACTGTTAACCAAATATGTGCAGATGCACAACAGTTTATTGACTTAGCTTATCTTGGGTATAATACTATCTTACTCGATCGCAGCCTAAACCGAAACATTAAAGAATTAAAACGTATTCGACGAGCGCAAGATTATCTAAACAGTAAGAATCCTAAGAAAAAAGTACTTACTAGTTTATTAGTTGCCGAAGCATGTATCTATCGATGCCCGTTCAAACGTGAGCACGATAGTGTTGGTGAAGTTATTAGCACTGACTATTTTAATGGCCCGGCCGATTTAAGTTGTAATGCTTGGCGAAGCCTACCTCAGTTTGCAGAAAGTCCTAGATCTGGTATTAACTTAGTAGCAAACTCTGCTGAAACATTTAAGAAGTACGCAGAACTAACAGACATTTTTAAATACTCAGGTAGACTAACATATCCAGCTCACGCTGGCAATGACGCCAAGCATATGAAAGCTTCGTGGTTTTATGGACCGCCTAGTAAGTTTAAGCAAGCAATTTCCTTGCCAGGCGACACAGTGTATTGTGATGACTTTAACGAAATTATCGAAAACAATCTGGGCCCGATACACGATTGGATTCCGGGATGGTTTGACACTAGGTATACTCGTAACGATTGGCGCAAAACATATAAACCGTATAACGGCATCTGGAATACAGATCCAGGAAAGAAGCTAGAAAAGTTATTATTAAACTGTCGAAGTCAGTGCTGGGACTGCCATGAGTGCGAACGTACCTTTGGCATGGACGACATTGACAGTGCATTGCAAATACGAAAGAATTACAACGGTGAGTGATATTAAAATAATCGACAACTTGTTGCCAAAAGGGTACGCTGATGCGATTGAGGAAGATTTAATACACGGTAAATTTCTTTGGCAATATATAGATGACGTTACTAATAAAGACTATGGTAATAATTCCGGACTTGCCCACTTAGCGTATGATATGGGCAAAGGCCCGTCTGATTGGTATCCATTTATTAAACCGATTGTGTATAGCATTGAGCAAGCTACTGGTCACAAAATTACGCAACTTTTAAGAATTCGTGTGGGATTTTTGTACCCGGCTGTGAATCATATGGAGCACAATACTCCGCATATTGATTTCATGTTCCCTCACTATACCGCATGTTATTATGTTAATGACAGCGATGGCGATACAGTAGTTTTTAATGAAACGTTAGGACACGGGCAGTTAACTGACTTAACGGAAGAAAACATGCGAGAATATGTAAGCAACACACAATTTAACACAGTGTCTACTTGTTCCCCTAAGAAGAATAGGTTGTGTGTGTTTGATGGTTTGCGATTCCACTCAAGTACAAAGCCACTAAAGCATGATCGCAGATTAGTAATTACAGTGAATTATATAGTATGAGTCAAACAATAAAATCAATTTGTATTGTTGGGGGAGGCAGTTCAGGCTGGATGACAGCCGCAGCGATTGCAAAAACCTTACCTAACATTAAACTAACGTTAGTTGAAAGCCCGACGGTCCCTACCATTGGTGTTGGCGAAAGTACGATTGGGCACATTAACCAATATCTTAATTTACTTGGAATAACTGACACTGACTGGATGGCTGCATGTAATGCAACATACAAAACTTCTATTAAGTTTGTTGACTTTAGGGAAACACCAACCGCAGACCCTCATTCGTTCCATTACCCTTTTGGGTTTATGGACTTAACTGAAAAGCCACGCGGTGCCATGGAGTGGTTTTTAGCAAAAGCAAATAATCCACAGATCCCTTTGTCTAATTTTGCAGAGTTCTTTCATGACAGTGTATTAATGTCAGACAGAAATAAAATGACTGATAATCGCAATATGAAATTGCGAAACTTTAATTTTGATTTTGATACAGCATACCACATGGATGCTACATTGTTTGGAAATTGGCTACGTGACAACATCTGCTTACCAAGTGGAATGACTCACTTAGTTGACACAGTAGAACATGTCGTCCAACGTGAAGATGATTCTATAGAAAAGATTATCACTAAAGGTGGAGAACATATTCGTGCAGACTTATTCATTGACTGCTCGGGATTCCGTAGCATACTACTAGAACAAACATTAAACGAGCCCTTTATTAGTTTTGGTGACACACTAATGAACGATCGTGCAATTGCAACAGTAATTCCGTATATTGATAAAGATAAGGAAATGGAAAATTATACAAGCTGCACAGCAATTGAGTGCGGTTGGGTGTGGAATATTCCATTATGGAATCGTATTGGCACAGGGTATGTATACAGTAGCAAGTTTGCAACTGAGGAAGAAGCTGAAGCACAGTTCCGCAAACACTTAAAAAGCAATCGTATGATTTTCCCCGATGCAGACCGTGCAGAAAAGTGCGAAGTACGTCACATTAAAATCAAACATGGAGTGCATGAACGTGCATGGGTTAAGAACGTAGTAGGTATCGGACTTGCTAACGGATTTATTGAGCCACTAGAATCTACTGGATTAATGTTAACACACGAAGCTATTGTTAAGTTGTGCGGAACATTACAGATGAGAAACGGAACAGTAACTAAGTACGATACTGATTTGTTTAACCGTGCGTTCCAAAATCAAATCATGGGATTTAAAGACTTTATTAGTCAACATTATGCATTGAGTATGCGAGACGATACTCCGTATTGGAAACACATTACTAGCAACATTGAGTTTACTAGTGCGTTAAGTAGTTTAGCTACACTCTCTGGGCAAAATCATGCAATGGTGTCTAGCAGTGATCTTGGATTTAGGATGCATACTAGCCGCAAGTTTGATCATAGTATGAGTGGCATTATTTACATTGCAGCAGGGATGGGGTATACTCCAGTTGACCCGCATTATCTAAAGCATGAAGACCGTCGAATGTTAGACACGCCAGAACTACGTAAACCTGTGTATGAGTCGTGGGATAAGCACAAAGAAGAAATTATTGCTTACATTGACACGTTACCTACACACCACCAATTCTTAAAAGACACGATTTACGATAAATAACTGTATGTTTAAGATTAAGCGTTTATACCGAGAAAACTATGCTGGTGAAGATGTTATCACCAAACTAACTTACACTGGCGGAAAATGGGAAGAAGAGCGTGATTGGGTTATGAGTCACGTTTCTAATACCAGATTAAGTTCTCAGGCTATTGTAGTTGGCGGCGGCAGTTCTTGGAAAGAAGGCGAATTTAAATTTGACGTTAGCCACATTGAAAACCACAAGGGTGGTATCCGTGGATCAAATAAGTTACAAGTTTACGGTACAAATACAGTATATCAGCATTTAACACCAGACTTCTTGGTAGTAGATGACGATGCTGCTGAAAAATCTATTCAAGATGGCGCAACAGCATCTACCATTGTTTATGCACATGCAAAGAAAATTGTTGAGTTTCCTGGAAGATTTTATTTAATCCCACAAGACCCGCCTTGGAACGCAGGCGCTATTGCAACATACATGGCATGCTTTGACGGGCACACTAAAATATACTTAATGGGGTTTGACGGTAAAGCAGGGGAAGATGCGTTTTACGAACAAACAATGCTAGAATTGTTTACCCTATATAGTGATGTTGAATTTATTAGAATTACACCAACGCCCGGTTATTACATGCCTGAGAGTTGGAAGTATTGCGCAAACATTCGACAGATTGATTATAGAGGCTTTGTGCTAGAAGCCGACTTAGGCTAACACAGATTCCATAGTTTTAAGTTTAGTAACAATAGCTGAAAAATTAAAACTACGCCAGACACCCGGATGCAAAGGCTTCGGGTGATCTTCTAAATGCACCCAACAAAATCCACGATGTTCTGGATTTAACTCTGGCACAAACTCGTTGTCTACACTAATAAGAAATGTGTGAAAAACAAACTTACTGTTGTCGCTAGTGTATTGTTCAATTGGGATAATCTTAGCCCCGTTAATTACCCCGCCTAGCTCTTCGCGAATTTCCCGTTGCAGGCCTTGTGCAACAGTTTCACCTTCTTCGACTTTTCCGCCAACAATTCCCCAGTGACCTGAGTGTTTGGTATTGTTACGTAATAAGAAAAGGTATCGTTTAGTGTTGGCGCAATAAATTAATGCGCCAGTGCTAGCAGTGGTCAAAGTACCATACTCCAATTTTCTGGATCGTAAACACCTTCAACACTCTTAACCCACTCTGATACTTGGTAGTCCCACTTATATTGAACGCCAGTTGTTAGGTTAGTTACAAATTCGTAAGTGGTAGTATTGGTACTATCAAAACTTACAGTCCATCCATTACTAGTGTATTCGATGATGTCGTTTTGATTAGCAACAAAACTTGGTTTATTAATGTCCCAGGCAATTGCGGCCTCAGAGTTATTATAACTTCCAATTGGATTCAAAATCAAGTATCTTGTGCCAATAGCAGGGGTCAATAAATCCATTTGATCAACGTCAACTGACATCGGATCAATGATAGCATCAATTGCCGCTACACTATTTGCTGGCAATGTATCTATGTTTGGGCTATACAGTAATACTGATTCGTCAGTTGGATGCGGAGCAACAGTGCCCACAACTTCGCTGATACCATTGGGGTGGCGCAAGCGTAACTCACTGACCCCGCTTTGCAAAGTTCCGAACCCTGCAATTAAATCGTTCCAACGGTCTATTTTAGAATAGTCCCCATTGAATACAAACTGTAATTGATTTTTGTTTACAAGTCGAAGCTGATTGCCTGTGTATAGTAAATGATACTCTTTGAAAATTGTTGCACGTTTTGACATTGCCTCTGCCCCGGCAATAGAGTCTAACGACACGTCGCCATTTGCGTCATAGACGGAGTTGATAACTTTAGTAATAACACCAAGACGTTTAACTTTAGCTGGGCTACTAATCCAAATTGGCATTTCAAATTGCATAGTAACAACACTAATGCTTTCGTCGGCATTCATTGGTACACTACGACTATCCCACACTGTACTTTTTAATTCTACTGCGGTTAGACTGCCCCAGTCAACAAAGTTGTCTGTACTTTGAAGTTCAATGCTTGGGTTAAACAGCGTAGCAATCTGTTCCCAAAGTTGTAACTTTTGTTCTGTGTTGCTAGTCCAGATATCTGCTTTAACTGACAATTTATAAGGGACTGGCATTAGTCGATCAACTGAATACGAATCACCCGGGCGATCTAAATAATTACCAGTGTCGGGGTCGTATGCACGTTCGCGCACATTTAGCGTACTAACAAAACTAGGACTTTGCACACGGTCTCGATCGTAATCCAAACCACTAACGTACACAGCTATAGCTGGCACAGAGTTCATCATGTTTTCGCTATTCTGTTTTAGAATAACTGCGGCTTGGCGACTTGGGTCACCGTAAATGACTGGCACTTGCTGAAGGACAGATTGGCCAGTTGCTCCTTGTCCAAACTCAACTTGGAACCCAGACATAACTCTCATAAACTGTGTTAGAAAACGTCTAACTTGATTATCGTAAAAAAATTGTTGAGCCATTAATTATCTGCCTGTATTCTTAGCGCCTTACTTAAACTTTGGCGCTCTGGTTGTGTAGTGCCTTCAACGTCTGTAAAGGTGTTGGTGTTATTAACAAACGTGCTGTGCAACGTTTGGTTGTTTGTACCGAGTGTTAAGTTTGCACGAACGCTATTCTCAACAGCAGACCAACGCTTACCGTTAAATCTAAATAAACGATTTGGCAAATAGTCTGTGCGCAAGAAATAGTCGCCTTCTGTGCGAGCTGTTGGGAATTCAATCCCAGACCCACAGTCTAAACCGTTTGGTGCTAAACCGTCGCCTACTAGGTACCCTGGTAGTTTTTTTGCAGGGCTTAACGTACTGTCGTCTGCTGAGTTTGTGCCATCATCGGCAGTGTCAAGTACATCGTCTGCGGTAATACCTGAGTATTCTGGTTGTATGTATAAGTGACTAGTGTCGTAGCCTGACAATGGAACATCCTGTTCTGCTTGTGCAATCACAGCATTGTTGATATTCATGTAAACACCGTAACTGCTCATAATATCAGCGGTCTTAGTATCAGCGGTTCCGTCAACAATAGTGTTTAAAATGTCTTTGTATTCTTGTGAGTCAACTAGCGGGTTGATTTTAACACGCCATAAGTGTGGCCACCAAGTTGGGCTGAAACCTTCGCTAGCAAAACTTGCATCACCAACAACATAATAACGTTTAAGTGCAGCCGGTACATCTTGGTTTAATGCAGTGTAGTCTTTTAAGTGTTCTAGTTCTAGCACATCGCCGGCCATAATTTTACGACCTAGTGTGTCCATCATGTCATTGATGTGGAAGGTCATAAAGATTGTGCCTGTTTGTAAGAACAAACCAAATTGGCTTAAATCAAAGTCTTGATCAGCACGTTGATAAATGCCACGCATTTCGTAAACATCTTTGTCGTACTTACGATCGCGGTTCTCTACGAACAGCAAGTCTTGGATGTTTAGTTCGCTTTGATTAGTGTATACTGGTTTAGTTGCATCGGTGCTACCAGTTTGTTCATAGGTACCTAAGTACTTGTGAATCAAAATACCAGTTCCGCCCATGGTGAACATTTCACTGATTCTGCGATCAATGAACTTGTAATCATTTGAGTGTTTACCGTCTTTCCAAAGCGAAATGCGAGCCATTACTAATCCTTATTGTTGTATTTATGGGTTTGACAGTGAATGATTTTGGTTGTATAATCGTGAAATGGACACACTTACTACAATCCACGCCCAAAACAAGTGCAAAGCAGACAGTTGTTTTGAGCAGTTGCAAAGCATGGACATTGTGCCCAAAAGCAAAATGTTCAAAATTTACAGGAATGTAAGCAGAGCATGGATGCTACTGGACATAGAGATGGTAGAATGTCGGCGTCTAAAGCGGGTAACCCCAAAGTATACAGATTTGGAACGCAACTTAAACGAATGTGTTACTGTTTTTGAGCAGTGGTCCATAATGGCTGCACTAACTTACTAACTTGACCCATAATGGGTAAACTGCTATAATACATCTATGGAATACAAAGTTCAATCGCGTAGCAAAAAGCTCAAGCACTATGTTGAAACACTAATGCCCGGGCTTATTAAACAGCTAAAACTTGAGCGTAGCCGTAAGTTTGTGCTAGTTGAAATTGCTAGGGGTATTTGTCCTGGTGCGTATGGCTCCACAACCAACTTACACGGGTTGGACAGTTTTGTTATTGCACTTCAGCCCCGTAAATGGGAAGAGCTTGGTAGTACACTTGCACACGAAATGGTGCATGTGAAACAGTTTGCTAAAGGGCAGTTCCAGAATGATGGCGGTAAGTACTACTGGATGGGCAAGCGAGTAACAAAACGAGTTAAGTATTTGGATCAACCGTGGGAACAAGAAGCATTTGCTAGGCAAGAAATTTTGTTCCGCAAAGCGATAGAGAAATAAATGTATAAGTTAATAAACAAAGCAGGCGCAGAGTTAGATGGGTTTGAAACCTTGGACTCTGCTATGCAAGCCGCAAAAGCAGTGGGATTCTTTGTAACTATCAAAGGCCCTGACTTTGAGGTGTGTGGTATTTTTGGAGTAGACAGCGTTAAGGACGGCAAGTGTCCGGACGGTGTTGCATACGATTGGAACAAAGCGAGCCGAATCGGCCGAGTTAAAAAGGAACGTGTTTAATGGCAACAGTAGCTGGTATTAAAATTAAAGTTAAAGCGCCTAAAGAGCGCCGCATTGCGTTTGCTGACGAAAAGTACACTGGCGGTGAGCCCGAGTGGGACACTGAAGAAGCACTTGGATGGGACGATGCAAAGTTTGACAACCGTTTGCGCCGCTGTTTTTACTACTACAATTACCACTACAATCAAAAGGATTGCAAGAAGTATGTAGTGGATTGGGTTAAAAAC